CAAGTTCTTTTCGGGAATCCATCACACGGCCTCCTGCATTTTCTCGGCGTCAAGCTTCTCCTGGTCTTCCTTCAACCAGGGATAGTGCGCCTCCGTCAAGTCCTCCACATTCACCTTCAGGTACGCACACAGCTTCGCCATGTTCCTCGGGCTAGGCTTCTTCCTGCCAGCCAAATACTCCGTCATGCTCCGAGTGTAAATCTCGGTATTGACGGTTACCTGGTTGCTGCGGATACCTCTCTTAGCCATGATGCGGCCAAGCTTTGTGTGGGTTGGGAAACGCCTACTTCCACCAACTAGAGCCATGAAACCATCTTCCTGCGTTTGGGTTCTTATGTGGGCCAGGGCTTAACCGAACCAACTGCATCAACAATGCTGTTGGACGCCCCTGCGGTGGGATTGTATTCCTTCAGCAGACCAAGCGCATTAAGACGTTCCAACTGGTCGATCATTGGAACGAGGGCAGGCCACTTGCGAGCTTCGGTGTAGTCGCCGGTTTCACGGGCACGCTTGAATACTTCTTGCTGAACACGGAGACGGGCCAACTCGCCCTTGATCTGTGTCTGCGGAATGTTGATCGTCTTTCCCATGGCGGGGATGCCGATGCCGGCGACAAGCAACCGCTGTGCAGCCTCGGGGTTCGTGCGAAGCAAGGCGTTGTATTCAGCGTCTCGACCGGCAAGGCGATTCAGGAACCCAACCTGTGGAACGGTGGATGAAACAAGCGATTCCAAGAAGCCAGGCTTCTCGTCGGTCATCTTGCCAGTGTCCTTATCGTAGGTAGGTTGGCCGGCACCGACCCCGTAACCCAAGTCGCCACCGAGCGACTTCACAACGGCCTGGCCGATCGGGTTCAAACCACTAAGCGCACCTTGAATTGTAAAGGCGTCAGCGGTGTCCGAGAAAGGGTTCAGACCACGAAGGCTAAGAAATCTCTGGTCACCGTTTTCGTCTTGTCCGTTCAATGCCAGGTAGTCCAGCATTTCAGGCGGAAGTGCCTGGTTCATATCCTTAATCTCAGCTTCGGCCATGTTCGACATAATCGACGTACGCAGAGGGTGGGTGCCGGGGTACTGCATGATGAAGCGCATGGCGTAGGACGTGAAGGCGTAGAACGGGAAGATTTCACGCAGAACTTGACGCTCGATCGGGGTAAGCGAGTTCCAATTCTGGAAGTATTGGTTGACGGCCTGAAGTCCAGCTTCAGCGGCAGCTTCAGCAGTTGCACCCTTGCGAAGCGCCTTACCCTCGATGTTTAGGTGCGTGGCAACCTTGTAGGTTTCATCCATCCAAGAGTTGAGGTCATACATCTTTTGAGCGGCGGCCGAACCAGCCTGCTTTACCTTGGACTCCTGAATCTTCTGCCAGAGCGAACCGAGCCGTTCACCGTGCATGTAAGAAGCGGTAGCGTACTTGGATGCGGCGACTTCCTTACGGATGCTGCCTAGCCCGTAGCCGATTTCTTCAGGCAGCGCACCCTCTACGCCTTCCTTCCACGCCTTGATGACCTTGCGTGCCTCGACCATCTTGGTGAAGGCGCCGGGGTTGGTAATAGCCGTGACGATGGCACCGCCGATGGTGTTGTTGATCTGCCACCGAACCGAGAAGGGCAGAACGGCGGTCCTGAAAATCCCGTTTACGGCAGACAGGCCACCCAATAGTTCGCTCGGGTTAGGGTCGTAGTAACGCTCTAGGTTCTTCGCAATGGACTTGGGAATCCAGATGCGATCATCCTGGTTCAGAAGCTTGGGAAGCTTTGACCCATAGGCACCAGGGTTGAAAGGTTCGTATTCCCTGGCGATCACCTGCATGGCAACGTCGTTCACGTCGTCTGCGGTGCCGGCAGCCTTCGCTCGGGCAAGCGGCATGACCCGTTCACGGAGCGCACCTTCACGTAGGCCAACGTCACGGCCGATCGAATCGAGTGCTTCTTGTGACAGCTTGCGACTGACCAACTCGGCGCCCTGGTGGGCGAGGGCGATCGTCACGTCCTGTGTGTAGGGAGTGGCGTTGTAAATGTTGCGAGTCTCGGCCTGCGTAAGTGGAGTAACCCAATCCGTCAGGCGAGGGAGGCTGAGAATGCGTTGCTTGTTGAGCGGGACTCGATGTACGTATACCGGGTCGATGCCGGCTTCTTTCAGCGTGCGCCACATGGGTTCGGCTTCACGGATAAGCTTCTCCATCACCCTCTGGTTGTAGATGCCAGGAGCAGTCTGGAAGTCCCGTTCGGCAATCATCCTAGCGGCCTCGGAAGGGTCAATGCCTTCACCGATCAGGTACTCATGTGCCTTATCTTTGGCAAGTAGCTGAATGTTGGGAATCCAACGTGGCGGCGCCTTATCAAGTTGACGCTGAAACCGACGTTCAGCCTTGGCGGCAGCCTTGATTTCGTCACGAATCCTGGCGAGGGTATCGAGTCGAATGTCGCCACCAGCGGCCACCCGTTCACCGACCTGTCCACTTCCACCGAGACGGGTCTTCTGAGCGACGATGCCTCTCGACGCCTTATCCAATTCCTGAAGCGTGACTTTGGTATCAGGGTTGGTGAAGTAGTCGTCCAGCTTTTGGTGCAGCGGGTCGAGCTTCTTCATAACCTGCAAATCGACGCCACGGTAATTGCCGTCAGGGTAGCGATCGACAATCTCGTTACGGGCCATGGCGACCTGCTGGTACAGACCCTCATCCACCTTGGCGGAAAGCTTGCCAAGCTTCTCCTGAGCCTTCAGGATCGACTTGCCAGTCTTAGCATCGTAGACTTCATCGTACAAGCGGGTGAGGTCGCCGGCGTTTACGTTGAGGTCTTCAAACTTCTGCTGAAGCTGAATGGCCCTAGTCGCCAAAGCCCGTTCACCGTCGCTAAATGCCCCGCTATCGAAGATCATGTTGCGATCGGTTTCAAGTGCAGCGGTGATGGCCTGCAACCGTTCACTCTTGACGCCATATCGCTTCGGCGCTTCTTCAGCCAAAAGGGTGAATGCACGACGGGCGAGAATCTGTTCAGGCTGGGTAATGGGTCGTGAACCCTGAAGGGCTTCAGCAAACTGTGCATCGTAGATGTTGGTGGTCTTTGCGACGGCTCGGGATTCAGCACCGAAGGCACGATCGGCCCACTTCGCTACACGGGTATCTGCAAATGGGGCGGTAATGTGACCAAGCTTGCCAGGGGTAAGCTGGCTACCACGAAGGTTGACTTCACCCTCGGGAAGCACCTTGCGAGTAAGAGCGGCACGAAGCGGTGAGGTAGACCCAATGCCGGCTTCCTTCTCCAAGGCGGCGATCTTGCCAACCTCTGTCGCACCAGCGATCTTGGATGCATAGGGCAGAACATCAAGCGTGGTGCCAACAGGGTGCTTGGCAATCTCACGCCACCCTTCCGGCCCTTCTGCGATGTTGCCGATCGTAGACACACCGGGAACAAGTCGAGCGACAGGAAGTGACCAGAAGGCGTCCCATGGGTTCATGCCGGCAGCACGATTAGCGGCGTATGCCTGGTCGGTGCGGTGTCCACCGGTGAACGCATCGGCAGCGGTCTTAACCCCGGCAACGGCTTCCTTATAGAACACGTTGCCACGGTTCGGAACCAGCATGGAAGGAACGGTCTTGATGATGTTGCCGGCATCTTCCACCACGTTGCCAGGAAGTGCAGCGATAGTACCGAGGATGGACTTGTCTTCGGGTTCCTTCGTGGCGGGACGGTTCTGAAGTGTGGTGACGATGGCAGCTAGGGGTTCTTGGTCCGTCATGGGCGACTGACCCTTGTTGGCCCGGTCGAGATCAAGCTGGATAATCGACTTGCGGACTGGCTCGGGGAGTGCGGTGATCGTCTTCTTCAGGCGGGTGTATTTCGTGACGAACGACTTCCGAGCATCGGGAAGGTTCGTGATGATCGAAGTGGTATCGAGGCCGGTGGTGTCGATCGGCTGGGCAGGGGGAGTGAGAGTGCCAGCATTGAACGCCGTGATCTTCGCCTGAAGTTCATCAGGTAGACGTGGAGCAAGCGGGTTCTGTGGGACAGGGGTGATCGTAGGCGCAGGAGTGGTACGGACTGCTGGTGCCGTGGATTCACCAAGATCGGGTTCTAGGATGGACACCTATACCTCACTTGCCAGTGGTGAGTGAGTTGACAAATGCAGCCATATCTTCATCCGACATTGACCCCGACGCTGAAGAAGACTGCTGTGGCATCTGAGCCATCATCTGGTAGTAGAGATTTTGTTCCTTCACCCTTGCAAGTTCCTGTGCAAGTGCGTGCTGTCCTTCCAATGCCTGAACGGCAGGGATGGCCTGAGCCTGGCGGGCGTAAGCGTCGAGCATGGCCGGCGAGGGCTTCCATCCACCAGCGGCTTCCGAGTAACGGTCCTGGTACTGGTTGACGTACTGGCCGATCTGACCCTGGATGGCAGCGATCTGTTCGGGCGTGTAAACCCCGTACACCGAAAGTGGGTTGGCGTCCGCCATGGTGCCTGGGGTACCTGAAGCCGATCCTTCAAAGGTGGGCGTAACCGTTCCACCGGGACCAGCGTGAGTGAGGTCGTAGGCACCCTGATCGTGGGACTTGACGATCCTGGTGCCTTCGGCCTGAAACATCTGATCGGCCAACTGGTTTGCTTCAACCGGGGTAATGCCAGGCTTCTGAATAGCCAGAGCCAACATGCCCGAGACGTTCGCCTGAGCCTGAGAGATTTCCTCATCCGACAGACCGTAGAACTTGCCGATCTTGGTGAGTCGATTCTGGTTGAAACGCCACTTGGATGCAGGGTCATTGGACTCAGGCTGTTCGGCGTAAATCTCACCGATGTTGCGGTACTGCGAAACAGACGGACCGGATGAATTGCCGTTTACCGGAGCGCCCGCCGTCTGGCCGTTTACATTGCTTACGGGTGCAGCCACCGGAGTAGCGTTTACGCCTGCTATGGGCGCCGGCCCCATCGAGGTACCTTCGGCCACGATGAAGTCCCCGTTGGCGTCTCGGCCACCCTGGGGGGCGCCTGGGAGGCCGTAGCTCGCTGCGTTGCCGGTGTTGGGCGAGTTCACCCCGACAGCCGGCCCGAACTGCGCTGCGGTGGCGCTGGTGACCCCCGGCGCCAGATAGCTCGGGTTCATGGCGGTAGGGGTTACCAGCCGATTCGGTGGAGGCGAGGCAGGCTGCATTGAGGGGCCGGAAGACACAGGCGTTACAGGCGCAGGCGGTACGGCGGTGGTCGTGGTAGTACCGGTAGGAGGGTATGCCTGCTGACCTGAAGCCTGTGTGACGATCTGGTTGAGAAGCTGATCGAGGCCGAGACGGGTGATCTTACGAACGGGAGACTTGGGCATCGTCGTTTCTACTTCCAGAGGTTGAAGGGGCGAACCTGAGCGTCATCATTTCCGTACACACCAGCCTGCTGAAGAATCTGCATGACAAGCTGGTTGTAATTGGCGTTTCCAGACGAGAGCATATCCGTGAGTTGTCCCATGGAAATCTGCCGACTAAGACCAAGGCGCTGAAGGGCAGTCTGAAGCTTATTCTGAAGTTCTTGCCGGTTGAGGCCGAACCTTTGAGCCTGAATGTCGAGGGTCTGAAGTCGGTCCTGAAGACGGGCAACCTGTTCATCATGGCTTAGACCAGACTCACGAAGGTCAAAGCCAAGGTTATTCTTGTTGTTGGCAATGTCCGACGTGGTACTCATGTATTCAATTGCCTGGCGTTCATAGTCGATGTGGTCCCGCTTGTTGCGGATGCCGGCTTCTTGGTAATCCACGCCTTGCTGCTGACGGTTAACCTGTTCCTGCTTGGTCTGTTCGCCAAGGTCCGTTAGCTTGAAGCCGAGAGCGGCGGCAATGTCTTCACGGTCCCATCCGTGACCGGCAGACGTGAATGCACCGGCACCAGTAGCTTGCGATGCCGCATCACGGTTCCCCTCAAAGGCACCACGCTGGGCCATGGCAGCCTGGTTGGCGATCTGAGCCAGAACGGATTCATGGGTCTGCCCTTGAAGTCCGTACCGTTCACCAGCGAGGCCATACGCCTGATCGTCTAGTGCGAGGTCCTGTCCAGCTAGGCCAAACCTCGCATCGGCAAATACCTGGTTGCCTTGCTGGTAGGCCATGGAAGCGTTGTAGCGATCCTGGTCTACGCCGTACATCTGATCGTAGTAACCCATCTGGCGACGGGCGGCGTTCTGTTCTACTCGGTTACCGGCGTAATCGAGGTCAATGTTGGCGTTGGCGTTGGCGTACTGGTTTCGGTAGTCCTGGGCGTCAATGTCGTAACCCTGGTTCTGCCACCGGTTCTGATCCCGTGCGTAAGCAGCTTGCTCTTCAAACCGCTGGAATTGTGGAGCGTTGGCATCGAACATGACGGCGGCTGCCGTCTGCCATCCACCAATGTCGGCCTGACCGCCACCGGATGGACTGGTGGTGGGACGGAAGGACTGACCAACTCGATTGCCGATGTTGGAGAAACCAGAAGCTCGACGCTTGTTCATTCGGAAGGGGCGAAAGAATGGCATGGTCAGTCCATTTCGTAGAGCCAAGAATTGACGGCCTGAATACCGGGGATGATCTGACCGGACTGGTCAGTGTGCCGTCGAGTAATGTCGAAAAGCCCACCGAGGGCTTCATCAAAGAGCGCCTTAGCTTCCTGCCAACGTGGGTCACGGTCACGTCGAAGCGCCCGGTATTCGACGTAGAGATAGACCACATTCTCCCAGCCCTCAGGGATTTCAAGGGTGGAGTTCTGGTCTGCGGGTGGAGTCGGAAGCTTGTAGTAGTGGACGGTGAGAGTGCCGGCGTATGCAGGGGAAGGGTAGAGGATGATCTTCACCGCACCGGGCCGACCCCACATGGTATAGAGGGTTGGCATACCCTCGTTGTCGCCATGCCATTGAACGGCATTGGCGTTGTGGAAATCCTGGTGCGTGAGGGTGGCGTGATGGCCGTCGTTGTCTACTTCAAAGTCAACCTTGTGGGCACGAATCATATCCGTGGGAAGGTCATACTCTCGGGTGGAAGCCACTACGTCGATCGTGGCCGAATGCTCTAGAACCTCACTGGAACGAGCAATCTCCACGCACCCTTCGTGGATCAGATGGTCGAGGTAGGAGTCCTTATAGGAAGCTGGGGTTTCTTCGTCCAGTAGTTCACGGACGGCCCTTCTAGCTTGAAGCAGAGTTACAGCCATGATCGAATCCTAGAGCACGGGTGGCGGGAATGGAAGCGAAGGTATTAAGGGGTAACGTCTTCCAAGCTTGTTGGAATGTTGTACCCGTCGGAAAGGCGATACGCCCAAGCATATAAGAAGGAAGGCATAGGTTCCTGAGCCAAAGTGCCATCTACCGTGTCATCCACGATGTAGGCATATCGGGCTTCACCTTCAATCGAAAGAGTGTCATCGGCGGCGTTGATAGCCAGGAGATTAAGAGAAGTTGGCTTCGCCGTCATCAGTCCACCCAATTCCGGCAAGTACCATTTGTATGTTGGTTCAAACGTCTCGGCAGTAAAGTCGATATCAAAGCTATCAACTATACGAATGGCATCACTGTCCATATACCCAATGGATTCATACACCCTGCCAGGAACTCCAATATTCGGCCCACTCACTAAAAGCGAAGCGTCAATACCAACCGCTCCATCTGGAACACCATCAGGAAGAAGCGAAGCAAACACCAACCACGTCCCCGTGGGCATAAGATCAGTGGTGAACTTAGATTGCAGGAGTGCGACTAGATCAACGTCCCACACTTCTTGTGAATCTTCCGGTGCGTACTGGAAGAAGTACGGGACAAAGTTGTCCCCCCCATCGTAGGGGAGTTCATTTGCCCATCGAGCTAGTTCCCGAAAGTTAGCAAGCACGTTCTGTGGAGAGAAGTCGCCAGGAAAGGGCATCCGAAGCTGGTACGGCGTTCTACCAATCGTGGTCTTTGGGCGACGGAACCTAGTCATGTGCCACTCGTCGGGAACAGGGAGGTATCGGTGAAGGCAAATGAGACACGGTGAACGGTAGGCGCTTCACCATCTGGACTCGCTGCACGAGAAGTGATCTTGACTTCTACGTCCGTACCCTTGACGTTCATGTTTCGGTTCATCATCGACCGCTTCGGGGATTCAAGGTCAAACTCGACCTTCTGTGACTTGTCATTCAACCCGAACAACTCGACAGTCACTCGACCAATGCCTGACGCAACGATCGTAATGCCCTTGAAAGTGAGATAGCGGGATCGGGTGCGGGCAAGTGGCTGCGACTTCCACGACCAGTAATCAGTCGGGATGGTGAGGTCAAACTGCCGATAAAGCAGGTAGTCATTCTCGGTGAGGATTTGCGTAACGTCGTCACCTGGGGGGCGGGTAAGGTCTGACCCATCGAGATGTGATGCCGGGAATGCCCACAAGTTACCAAGAGAGTCAACCTCGTTAAAAGCGAAGTGGACGCCGTTGTCTGCGTCCTGCGCTGGCGTAGGCCAATACCTCCACCAACCACCCTTTCGCAAATCCATGACCCAATTGTTCGGTGCGTAAAGGTAGGGCCACCGGTAGCCGAATGATCCAACAAGCTGTCCAAGTTTGCGGCCAGGCTGTGCGGAATCTACCGGCTGGACAGTTTCGTCTTCAGGAATCCAGAATGTGGGGTGAAGCTGCGGGGCAAGGTTGGTGGCCGTGTTGCCACCCGCCCAAATCCACACACCAGAAGTGGAACCGTAGACGTAGCCTTGCTCGGTGTTAGCGCCACGGTTGGCGAACCCGCCTACGCTTGGGACGCCGGGAAGTCGCTGCACGGTGGGCCGGTCAATGTCGCCATTGAGCATGACGCCACCACCAGAGTTCTTCACCAGGAAAAGCGAGTTGGCATCTACGCTTGACCAGGTGCCATACCCCGACACGTTTTCTTCCATGGGGGCGAAGGTCGAAACGCCGACCACCTTGGAAGTCATGTTGCCGGGAGTGATGCCGGCTGAAGCGAGACGGTCGATCGTGTCCTGGGTTTCGAGGGTCCAGTCGATCTTCGGCGGCGAGAATAGCGACGGAACATAGCCGGTGCCGGGAACGTAGACGTTGTTTGGCGGCCAGTAGAGAAGGGTATCGTTCGGGCCACGTTGGGCCGTGTTCGGGTGGTAGGAGATTCGGCGGAACGAAGCAACACCGGACTCTCGGGTGATTGCCATGAGCCGGCCTTGGTGACCGAACACGATGCCGGCGAACCGGGAACCGTAGAGGTCAGGAAGACGCTTCACGGCGTCAGCCACTACATCGAGCGTGGACGCATCGGGGTAGGTGAAAACGCCACCAACGTCTACGCCAGGGGAAGTGTTGATGATGGTTCCAACCGACCACACGATGATCGGGATACCGGTACGAAGCTGGTTATCCGTGGTGAGCGAAGTCGGGCCAGGAGACTGCGTGCGGGTTTCGGTGATCGAACCGTGTCCCCATTCCCATCGTGACGGGTGGGGGTTGAATGACAAGTCGGCCGCTCGGGCAACAACGTCAGTAAACTCGGAACCGTAAAGGCCGTTTGAGTTGCGGAAAACCGATCGGCCCGAAAGGCGCCAACGGGTATCCGCTCGGGTGCCGGCATCATTCACCATCCACCATTGACGAACTAGGTAGATATCAACGGGGGGGTCGGAGTGGTTTACTTCCGTGTCGAGTGACGGAGAGTAGACGACCGGCGAGAATGCCTTAGCGTCGAGGATGGCAATGCGACGGTCGTAGCCGGCAGGGTAACCGTTGGCTTCGGTCGGCCACGTCCAATTGCCATCGAGGACAACAGGAGGCGGATCGGGAGGGTTGAGCGGGCCGGGGTCAAGCGGACCAGGCGGATCGTCGGGGTCGGTGATTACCTCGCCATCTTCAGGAAGGAACGGTCGATCGTAATGCGACCATGCTCCTGAAAGAGCCCGAGGCAGCGGTGCGATACCACCGTTCGGAAGCCCATAGCAACCGAACGTCTCATCGGCCTGTGCATATCCGTCTTCCTGCGGAATGTCATTGGTCCGAGAATGGTATTCGGTTGAAATGCCCTTCGTGAAGTCTGCCAGGTCTAGCTGTTGTAGGTCTTCACGACTAGGCATTTACCCCTCCAAGGGCTATTCTACGACTTCAACGCCGTGCTCTATTGCGAGGGTAAGAAACTGGCGCAAGTCTTCCTTTTGCTGGATTGAAGCTTCCAGCTTAACTCGATCCCGCCAGAATGGGAGGGCTGCGTAATCAGCCTCCCGCTTTCTTCCTGCATCGGTCTTTTCCTGCGACGATGCGTAGGACTCAATTCTGGCAGAACGTTCCGCCATGACCAACTCGACAAGCTCCCCTCGCTCCTGAACAAGATCATCCACAAGCTGTTGAAGTACCAGCCAGGTAGGTGTCAGGGCGAGGGGAGCCATCGAGGATTAGACGGAGCCGGGAAGGGTGAATCCCTCATCCGTGGACGAATCATCGGGAGTGGCGGGACGGGTCTGCTGAACCGTCGAAACACCATCCACCGGAAGTTCCTCGTCCTGGTCATCCACAACGCCGATCCCATCGGGGAGCGGACTGTTATCGCCAACCTTCTGCTTCAGGTCGTTCACCATGGCGGTCAACTGCGACACCTGAGTCGAGAGGTCAACTTCACCGCCACCACCGAACACGTCCACCGGGGGACCGAACGGGTCATCGGCAAGCATGGTGACCTTCTGGCCGTTCAAGCGCCAGACTTCAAGCTTGGGCCGGCGCTCATCGAACAGGGAGTGGTCGTCGTAGACACCGAACTTGGTGGTCAAGCGACGGTATTCTTCCAGACGGTTCTTCTGGACGCCAACGTCGGTGGCTCGGGGGTCACCGAGCCACAGGCAAGCAGCCTCCCAAGGGACGATACCCTCGGAACCAGCAGGGATGGTGTAGGTATCACGGTCGTACTGGCCCGTGAAATCCTCCTGTCCCTTATTGAGAAGACGAACAGATTCGGTAGCCATGGTTTACTTACTCCTAGATAGAAACGGCAGAGAGCGGCAGCGGGGGTAAATCAGGTGATTCCACCGATGGAACGGTTGACCCAAATGGTGACCAGACCACCCGAGGCAGCGGCGATGGCAAAGCCAAGACCCTCACCCGTGGTGGGGGCAGCCTTAGCGATGACCGAGCCGGCCGTCGTAGTGGAAGCGATCACCGGGGAACCGGCAGCGATCGAACCATCGGCCGGAACGTTGTCAACCGGACCGAGGACGACGACTCGACCAACCTTGCCGGAACCAATGGCATCGACAGTGACACCGATCGTGGTTCCAGCGGCGGCAGCACCAGTGGTGGCCTTGGTGATCTTGCCCGTGGTGCCGATGGTGACGGCGGTACGGGCGGGAATGTCGGCGGTCGCCTCAAAGGGCATGGTGAGGGGACCGAACTTCTGCACTACATCGGTAGTACCGAAGGCGCCGAGCGGGTTGGAAATTACCGCATTACCTGGCATGTGGTGTTACTCCTAACGAAGAATGACTTGTGGGTTGTTGGGACGGATCAGGCAGCGATGGCGGTCATGACCGCCTGGGTCGCAACGTTGGTGAAGGCAAGCTCACCGGCCCACAGAAGCTTGGCAACCATGGCGTCCTGATCGGCAGGCGTCTGGAAGTCTTCAAGGCGGAAGTCGGCACGGGGCGAGACGGCGAGAAACATGTATTCCTCGTTCAGCATGTAAATCTTGGTGTTGGTGGACGTACCAAGCGGAACATGCGAATCAACCACCCAAGGGATGTTGTTGAAAAGGATGTTCGTGAAGCCGGCCGAAGCAAGCTGCTCATCGTGACCACCAGCCATGACCTGGAACTGCTGATTCGCCTGAACCAGCTTCCAGTACCGGTTATACTGGTCACGGCCCGAAAATCAGCGACGTGGACTTGGCACCCTTAATGGCCGAACCCTGAAGCGAGTTCAGCGCATCGAGAGTCAGGGTCGTGGTGGACGAATCCACCTGCGACTTCCACCAAGTATTGGACGAACGGGTGATGCCACCGTAGGTGGCGGCGATGGTGCCATCGTCAATGGCGGCTTCCATGCCCGTAATGTCCTTAGCGTTGGAGCCATCGGACCAGATACCGTCGCCAAGGTGCTCCGCAAGCTCCATCCGAGCCTGAGCGAACTGAGTCGTCAGGAGGTTGGCGATGGCGTCGGGCGAGTCGGTCTTGATGAGGGTCAGACCATCGACAGCAACGGTCACACCGTACTGCTTCCAGTCGAACACCGCATTCTTGATCGTGTCCACGGGGGCCACGGTCAAGAGGTCGAATCCACGGTAGGACCCACCGTGGCCGAACCGCTTATACATGAGCGGAACTTCGATCTGCGTTCCACCCTGGATCATCTTCTTGTTGGCGGCGAGAAGCCGGAAGGTGATTGGGTTAGAGGCGTAAATCTGATCGTGAATCTCGGGCAGGATGAACTGCCGAGCGATCGAGGTTACGGTGTCGGTACCGATGGCAGCCATGGGCTATTTGCTCCTGTTTACTTAGGGGTTTCTGGATGACCTACGAAGACATTCCGCCGGCAATTGCCTGAGCGATATACTCACGCATTCCCATTTGACGGCCTTCGGGGGTCTGAAGCGCAGGAGCGGACTGCGATTCACGGGGCACCGAACCGGGGTTACCAGTTAGCGCCGAGGCATTTTCACGTCGTTCAGCGACTTCAGCCTGACGACGGGCGACTTCAGTGGCCTGTTGCTGGACAAGCAGGTTCCGGTACTTCGGATCAGACCACATGATCGTTTCCAGCGTGGCCTGATACGCCTTGGCTGCATCATTGCCATGAAGCGGCATCTGCGTAGCCATGAGGCCAGACTGAAGGGCGGTGTTGCGAATATAGTGAATGTCAACCTCGGAAAGTTCCGGGTGAGATTCAATAAATTGTGCATCGCCGGCACGCACACCTTCAGCGATCTGTTCCCGTTCGGCGGCGATCTGACGCTGCGCCTGTTCAGCCTGGAACTGCTGATACCGCTGAATCTCAGCCTGCTGTGCAGCAAGACGTTGTTCCTGGGTTTCGAGGACCGTGGCGAGGCCGGGGGCAATCTCGGCAATTTCGCCAAGCTGTTCCCGAATCGAAGGAACATTACCGGGCTGCGGCTGGGGCTGAAGCGGAATGCCAGGCTGTCCAACGGCGGGGTATTGGGAGAATGTCCCCGCACCTGGGGGGGGACCGACAGGTGCGGGGACTCCGCTGCCGCTCGCTGCGGACGGGTAAGGCGGGGCGGCGGGAGCAACAAGGCCAGGGTTGAGCGTGACCTGTTCAACAAGAGCCTGTTGCTGCGGGGTGAGACTTTGCGACCAAAGGGCAAGTTCCCGAAGATCGTCGGCGCTGAGAACCAGACCGTTGCCAAGGTCAATAAGGTTGTCGGTCGGGTGAGATTCGGCGGCCGAAGAAGCTGGATCGGTCGGATCGGCAGGAGTGCCGGGGGCCGGCGAGGATGGAACGCCAACACCGACCCCCGGTTCCCCATCGACCGGCGCAGGGATTCCAGCTTCAAGGGAGACGGGTTCGTCAGGAGCGGCGAGGGCAGCGGCGATGGCTTCCTCTAGCGTCTGCTCGGACGAATCGGAAAGGGTCGGATCAACTGCGGCCGGATCAACTACGGGCTGATCTTCAGGGGTGGTGGTAGCCGGATCGGCGGCAGCCGGATCGACGGTGGTGGGATCGGTAACGGCGGGATCGGCGGCGGCGGGATCGGCGGCGGCGGGATCGGTGACGGCAGGATCGGCCGATTCAGAACCGGGGAGTACGAACCGGGGCGGTTCGGCGGGAGGGGTCATAGACATGAGCGGAATGTCCTATCGGCTAAGAAGGCGGGCCATCTCGGGTCCACCGGGAGGGGATGGGTAGGTGGTCATCCCACGGGCACCTTGGCCCATGAGCGTTGAAGGGCTGGGGGCGGGACCGGGGGGCATTCCACCCATCGGTCCAGCACCCATGCCGCCCATCGGCATTCCACCAGCGGTGGCGCCAGGGGCCATTGCAGAAGAACCGGACGCTGCGGACTGCTCCATTGCAGCCTTGTTCGCACCGATGATGGCTGTCTCCAACTCAATGAGAAGGGGCAGGTCGGCGTCGGGCGTCAACTTCATCTTGGCGATGAGGTCCATGAATTTCCGAATCCCCTCCCCCATCGTGTTCATCTGGTTGGTGCCAGCCATGATCTTCTACCTTCAGACCTTCAGGTCACGGGTGGGGTTAGAACCCTTGACCTGTGCCGTGTGATTGGTGCCGTAACGCTGGCCGCTGGTGTGACCCACCTGCTTAATCGGAGCGTTGCCGGTCTTCGACTGAATCTTGTCAGGCATGGTGTTCTACCTCGCATGTTGGTTGGAACGTCGAGCGAAACGATAGGGAGCACGGGGAATGGATGCAAGCGGCAGACGAAGAAAGCAATCCGTATGGCAGGGGTGGAGGGTGGAACTAAAGAACCCCTGCCCGAAGAATGGGCAGGGGTTCTTTTCTGTTACGGTGATACTGGCGATTTAGTCCGATTCAACCCCCATAGACAGAACTTCAGTCCCCTCGTCTTCAGTCATGCAGTTGGGGTTGCTCGGGGAATTAAGAGCATTCACATGACCGGTATCGGGTGGAGAGTACCCGTCTGGCATCGGCGCCGTGAAATCGTTCCAGAAATCAGACATTAGAAGCCTCCTTAAAGACTTTCACGATAGAAGAAAAAAGTTCGTCTTTGATTCGATCCTGCGGGCTTAACTCATCATAGGGGACAAGGCATGGGTGGGTTTTACGATCAGGGTCCTTTACTTCACCATACACCCACCCGTCGTGCAGCTTTTGTCTCATCCAATTTTCATGAGACTCCCGTGGGGTGGCATCTGTACCGAGATGAAAAACCACGCCATTTATGGTAGAGAGGCGAATCTGTTCATCCTCCCACTCCCACTTCCTGCAAACTGGAATAGCTGGGTCGTTGAGTGCAACCTGCAATGCCCTGTTTGCCTCATGGCAGATTCTTGCAATCTCTAAAGTTGAAAGCATTATTCCTGTCTTTCCTATCGCCGTGCGGCTGCACGTTGAGTTGGCGGTTCACCTTGGGTTCCTGCCTGCGCCTTCTGTTCCTTTACCCGCTGTGCCACGTTCTGCCAATTCGGGAAGGCGTGGACTTCAAGCACAGCTTCTTCGTCAATCGCACCCATCGCATACAGCGCATCGGCTTCTGCGATTCGCTGTCCACGGGACTGACTGGACGATTCGCCAGCGTCGATAAGCAACTGGAACCGCATCGGTGCAGCGCCATCTTCAGAGGGAAGGTAGAAATGATCTGAGCGAAGTGCCTTAGAGGTCTTCTCACCACTCGGGCCAACCAGGCTCACCATCCTCGGCGTATCGTAAAACTCCACGATCATCGAGGCCATCTTCTCGCCGGCAGACCCAATAGCCCGAGACAGGTTGCGAAGCGACTTTCTGATACGCACGAATGCAGCTTCCTGCACCGAGTCAATCACACCCTGAGCGTTGCGGCCCGTAGGACTTGCCCCTCGCACAATGGCAGAAAGACCGGAGATTCGTTCCATCTCCGTGATGTAAAGCCGAATGATATCCATGCCCATCTGCGGGTGCATCTGTGGCGGATTCATCCACTCAACCATGCCACCCTGCTGAACTGGGAGCCGCTGACCGGGCTGGTTGGTGATCTGTGTCCGAGAAAGGCCGGATCGTGCGTCTTCCTTCAGGATCGGGCTACCGATGAGGTCGATGTTCTGTTCGATCCGAGCAAGAATGCGGTTGATCGACCGCTGCAAAGGAAGCATGTCCTCCACAAGCGCATGACCGTAAAACTCGCCAGTCTCAACCGGGACGTAGCGGTCGTAGGGGTGCTGGCCGTGGGACCAAAGTTCGTCGCCCATCTTGTCCATGAGGACTCGATTGCCGGCAACTACGACACATCGCCAGCCATCGTAGGTGCGACCCTTTTCGGTCTTCGGGGTACGGAGCCAAGCTTCCAGCACCGTGATGCCAGCTTCGTCAATCGCCCGAATATTCTGGTTCTGACCGGGGGGACCATAGGCCGAGAAGTTCGATCCGATCATCGCACCGGGATTCGCCATCGCCCGGTTGCTGGTGTTGTGGAAATCGAGTTGATCCTTCGCCTTGTCCACGTCTTCAAGGTAGGAGTCGGTGCCGAGTCGCTTGATGGCACCAGGGAAGCGCCGTTCAACCTCTTGCTTAGAAACTGTCCGAGCTTCAATGATGAAGTTCATGTTGTCGAACGAAGTTGCCTGCGGATCGGGATAGATCGAGTACGGATCACACCGAGTTACACGGCTATTCCCAAATCCACGATATGCAGCACCATCCCATACCGTCTTGAAAAAGCCGATCCCGTAGGTCAGACCATCCCATACGATCTTCTCAATTTCAGCAGGGGTTTGATCTACCTGCCACGACGATCGCATGACCGTCTTCAAGTCCTGCGACAAAGAATCGGCGTAGGAGAAAAGTGGGTTAAGAGGCTGGACGGATGGTGTTACGTCGAACGTTGGTTCCTGGTCCGTCTTCCAAGCAACGAGAGTGTCAAGGGTGGCGAAGATTTCGTTGACGTGAGGATTGGGTAGATAGGAGGCCCGTGACGGATGATAGCTGTGCTTGTGAATGGCACGGTAGTTCTGATCCCACTTCACCAACATGGGGCGACGGTGATCCCGTGCCCGCATGAACATGGTACGAACCTGCCCAACCAGCATCGACTCGACCATTGGATCGAGGTTAGGAAGCCGGTCGAGTGGGGGTGGCGTCGGATTGTTCTGCGCTGGGTCGGTCCGAGACAACGTGGGCAGCGACGGCTCGATCGGCGGCATCGGCATGGGTCCGCCAGGAGCGCCACCAGGCGGCTGCATCTGCCCCATGGGGGCCATCGGGCCAGGTGGGGGACCGTTGCCGGCGCTCGGGCCAAGCGGCGCCCCAGCGGGCATAGGGACTCGCTGCGGGGGCATGGTCGCTACCACGGTGACCTACTCACTTGGGGATGGGGAGAGACGGCAGACCTGCATCATGGCGTCGTGCAGCGTCTTCTTCAAGACCTTCACGGGTAACACCGAGAGCTTCCGTATCACGCAGGTCAATAGGCTTGAAGTTGTGCTCAATACCGAGGCGTTCAGTGGCTTCTTCTGACTTTCGCTTGAAGACTTCCGCCAATTCACGCTCACCTGAAACATGCTGGCCGGCTGAGACATTGTAATGGTCAGGCATGGGAAGCTTGAAGGGGAAGGGAGAGTAGACACGCTTCAACTCACCCACCATACAAGCATCACAAGTAAGAGAAACGTCAGCAAACGTGGCATCGTAGTTTGCGATTGAAGTGGTGATGGTTGTAGGAGAGCCACAAGAATTGCACTTGTATTGGTACTGAGGCATGAGCGGGTTACCTTTCTTCGGGCCATTGTGCCCATGGAGGTTCTGGTTCGGGTTCGTGAGAATGGACGGTGATCGGTGCAGTGACTGGTTCATTGGGGAGAATTAGCGACCCATCCATTGGGCCACCGGGGGCCGGCATGATCGGCTCCATCACGTTGCAGATGATGGCCTGTGCGAACGCCATCACGCAGTCGTCAAAGCCATCCTTCTCGGCAGGACCGTATTCACCATTTGGAAGGCGAACATAGTCCTTCATTTCGTTGTAGAGAGTGGATGAGTGGATGATGACCGAACCATCTACGACGAAACGCAGAAGCCAACCGATCATGAGGTTCTTGGTTTGGAGTGAAGTTGACCAACCGTAGTTAGATGATGTGGATGGTGAGGCAATCGAGTCGGCACGGGAACGCTGGTAAAGGTTCGGGTAGTTCTTGGCGAGTAGAGCGCCGATGGTGGAATAGCCCGGTCCCTCGATTTCCGTGGAGACGAGAGACAGGTTGAAGTATTTGCCGAGCATGAATAGCTCATCGGCAAAGGTTACAGGGTCAATGCGAGCACGCCACTCGGCAACCTGTTCCAATGTGCGACGGTTGATTACCTGGATACAAGCGAAGTCGCCTTGTGTGGTTTTAGTCGGATCACCGGCGGTCATGTAAACGCCGAGGTCAGGGTTGGGGTGGACTTTGCGGAACAAGGTGAGCGGACCATCGGAACGCTCAACGAACTCGACACGGGATGAGTTTTCAAGAAGCTGTCCACGCTTGCCAGGCTCGGGTCGATAGACGACGTTCAGCTTGTCGAGTGGGAAGATATTGGAACCAGAAGCGATGAAGGCTTCCGATGGCGTGGACGGGTACTCCTGATGGAATAGGAGTAGGTCGTTCTGCGTCTTGTTGCGAATGGCCCATCGACGCCACGCCAGACGGTCATCGGAAATGCCAATCCGACGTAGTACCTTTTCTTCGGAGTCCAACCGGCCAAGTTCAAAGTAGGGGATGCCGATTGCAGAGGCGGTGTAGTTGGGGTGACGGTGCCACGGGAAGAACAACGGGGCGAACTCAGTCTCACCCTGTTCGGCGGCTTCCCATTCCGACTTGAACATGTTGGAGCCGTTAGCGGTGGACTCTAGGACGATGACGGTTCCCGGTGCCTCGGGGACGGTCTGGCGAAGACCAACGAACGCTTCTTTCGGGTCAGGCCAGAATCCAACCTCGGACGCATGAACGCCATGGATGGTGGCGGATCGACCGACGCCTTTGTTGCCGGCTGTGGCGACGTGCATCGCTGAACCAGTCTCGATCCATTCAAGGTGGTTCTTACCGGCGTACTTGGTGCTATAAAGCTTCTTGAATGGGTAGGTGTCCCAATACCGCTCAGTCATCTTCAGGAGGTTTTGAGAGGCAGGGATTTCGTGTGCGATCACCATAGAGCGGTAGTTCATAATGGTGAAGCACATGACGAACAGCATGGCCTCGGTAACCGTCGAGATACCAAGCTGACGTGCTTTGAGAACGATGATCCGAATTCGGCCAGTCGTATGAAGCTGCCGTTCTGCTTCAGCCAGGTACTCCAACTGCGCCCAATTGGGCTTGAATTTTACAACCTGAAGCTGCTGGTTTTCGAGGATCGAAAGCTGAGATACACGCTTAACAAGATCCACTACCCACCGACCGAATCAGTAGGAAGATCAACCGTCGAAAACGGAATCACCTTCCCACCCTGGACACCCTCACCCCGACCGCCCTCGCCCTGGCTACCTTCAGTGGATGGGCCTCCTGCATCTTGCATTCCGCTAATAGCCATGCGGTCCCGTTCGCTGATTTCCATGACCAGCCTTCTCATCTCGACAAGTTCATCACCCTTTTCTTCTTCACCGAGAATCTTAACTAGGGCAGGGATGGCCGTCTTAATGATGCTGGCCTTGGCTGCGGGCGTGCCGGTGGCAAGGGTCTTCTCAACGTCGTCCAGGGAGAGGGTGACGATTCGGCTGATCCTGGCACGCAGGACTTCAAGAGGGGTTACGTCGTCTGCCATGGTTCAAACCTCGGCGGTGTAGTGGTGGTCTGTTCGGCGGCTGGTTCGTAGGCCGTATCATCGTCGGCTTCTTCGTGGTTCTGCCGGAGAAATGTGAGGTCGAACATGGTGCCGGGGAAGTCGGTGGTGAGTAGTGCATGAAACTTCCAACTCGGGTCCACCGCTACCGACAGGATCATTTCACCATCACGTTCATTGGTACGCATTGATTTAACGTACCCCTCGAACTTAATCGGCGCCCATGGGTCTAGAAAATTAACGTCCGATGGGTCAGTGGTCATGACTGCCCCTGCACCGGCCAAGACGGATCATCGCCGTATGAAACCCGGTTAGCCCCATCCATAAGATCGGGGTCAGGGAAGGCGGCGTCTGTCGGATCAGGATAACCAGCGGCCGTGAAAGCTTGGCTTACAGTTACCCAAGCCTGTCCATCATCCACAACACCGTCGTTGAAGATTCCGAGGGCGGCGTCGATGACCCTCTTACCCTCAACCGTAAGTGGCACGTCCGGTTCACCGTCCATAGGAACCTGAACAACAGGCATCGTGGCACGGCGGTATCCGAGCAGCACTTCATTGGTCAACCGGCGATTCTCCCGCCACAGAACTCGGACAACCAGGTAACCGTCAATACCGAGATTTACACTCGGAGCATGACGGAGTATTTGGCTGGCAGGAAGAAGCCTAGCCCGAGGAACATGGCGAAGCTGTGTGCGTACCTGAAGGTGAACGTGGAGGATTTGACGGAAGCGCACTACCCCTGGTTGAAGGAAGACCAGGATAAGCTAGACGCCGAGAAAATGCAGGAGGCCGTGTGATGGATTCCCGAAAAGAACTTGCCATTCGTGTGCGACACGATTTTGGCCTTCATAAGCCAAACGAACGGCAGCAAGTCGTAATGGATTCTATCCGACAGGCGTATACCAACTTGGCGCTAGAGCTAACCAGTAACCTTCCACTTGGCCGTGACCTGTCCATGGCACTTACCGACCTTGAAACGTCCCAGCGGTGTGCGATTGCCGCCGTCGCAAAGAACCAGGAGCACTACACGTGAAGATTCCCAAGGTCATTAAGGCCGCCCTCGTTCGTGCCGCTCGATCTGCCGCTCAGGCTGCAATCCTGGTGCTTGGCACTTCGGCAGTTTCATTGTTCGACGCTGATTGGAAGATGGCGGTTGGTGCTGGTGGCGGCATGGCGATTATGTCGCTTCTGAACTCGATCGCCTTTCCCCCGCCTGAAGGGAAGTAGTCATGGGTGCATGGAGGCTTTGCAGGGGGCTAGTTCGCTTCCGTGCAGAAGTTAATCACGAATACCCTGGCCGGTCGATTATCTCAGACGGGTCGATTGGTGATGCCAGTCACTCATCCCGACTGTCTGACCACAACCCCGACAAGCTTGGGGTGGTTTATGCGATCGACGTAACGCAGGATGATCCGTTCCACACGCCGACGCCGAACGATGACGTTGCCGAGGCTGTCGCTGAATGGTTGCGGAAGTCTCGTGACCCACGGATCAAGTACGTCATCTGGCGTGGACGCATGTTTTCGTCGTACTCCACTCGCACTCGCAAGGCATGGGAGTGGGGTGAATATCATGGACCCAACGGCCACTTCCACCACGTTCATATCTCACTTAACGCCGGCATCGGTGACGAGGATCGTGGGTGGGGGTTCACTCGACCTGTTGGTGCTCCGGTCACTCGGAAGTGGAAGCCGTTCGGGAAGAACCACACCGACAAGTCGCTGCGTGAACTCGGCGGCGAATTGGTCGAGGTTACCGAAGTCGAGATGATTCTGGCTGCCCTGTCTGACGATTGGGATGCGCCAGAACTCATGCCTCACTTCCCGATCGACGGGGCATGGACTCATGATGAAGACTTCAAGGCGATGAGCGCTTTCAAGAAGCGCATGATCGGTCTTCAGGAATTGACCGGTCAGTTGCCGTGGACCGATACCAGTTCAGGGGTTGGTACGAACACTATCGCTGCACTCCGCTTTTGGAATGCACAGCGTAAGAAGTAAACCATCCTTACCCACCGTCCCCCTGTCCTTAAGGAAGTAGATGAGTCGCACAGCCGAACGCCAAACCATGGACGTTCCGACTAGGTTCATTCTCATTGAGGGTGACGCAGATCGACACGAAGAAGCCATCGACCAATTAGGTGAACGGATGACGAAGATTCTGTGGGTACTGATCGGTATTCTGGTCACCACGACTTCAATGTCTATCGCTTTGGTCCTGAACATTCTGGTGAAGCCATGAACGACCACTCCACCCTCCCCCGGCCGAGGGACAGCCAATCCAAGATGCTGCGATGGGCACTCGTCCTGACAGCGGTTAATGTGGTTATCGTGATTGTTGCCGGCATCATCACCTTGCCGAAGATCATCAACACGCAGAAGACGACCGGCCGTGTTCAGGATGGCATCGACATTCAAGGGTGCAGATCGCTCTACAACGCCGACGTGGTGACGGCTCAGACCAACGCACTTGTTGTGGTGTTGGCAGGTTTGAAGGCGACGGCAACTAAAGATGATGGTGGGTTAGAGGACTTGATTACTCCTGACCCCAAGACCAACATCACGCCCTATGACACCACCGTCGGGGATATCTATGCGGCGAGAGATGCGTACAAAGCTGCCGTGGATTTGTCGAACACTGATACGCACCTTTTCATGGAGCGATGCCGCATGAAGCAGAAGATCAAAGAAGCTCCCCCCGCTCGACCGATCCCGTCAAGCACAATCACGACGACCACAAAGCCGGGCGACTAGACCCGATCGAACCCTGGCGGGCGCCGGCCCGAGCGCCTAGCATCATCTTCATCCTCCACATGGAACCACCCCCGGCCACTAGGGCTTCGGGGGTGGTTCTGTGAGAGGGAAGTTCAACAACCCACGCAGGGTGTTGGTGTGCTGACTAGGCACGGAAGGAACGGTACCAGATGCCTGCCACAGTTGCAAACAGGATTCCACGGAACGAGGAATCAACAATCTACCAGGGAAGGCCGTGGGAGCCGATCGTCGTCCGCTTCAGGACTTCGGATGGCACCTATGAAGCTATCGGCGTTCAGGCGCACGTTTGCACGGGGCCGGTCGCTGAAGGCGGTGAAGTTGTCGCCATCTGCGACGTGGTAGGGGTGAGTAATGAGGGGTGGGCAGTCTCGCTCGATTCTGCTGCCACTAGAGCGCTTCCTTCAAACCAGCTTTACGCCGAAGTCATGGTGCAGCGTTCCGGTGAGGAATGGAAGACCGTCGCCTTCTACACGGTTAATGTAGAACCGGAACTCACTGTACCCGTGGTGAGTATCGCTGTAACTGGCGATAACACGATTGCCGTCGGGGAGATTACCAGTCTCACCGCCACGGCAACGTATGACGACGGCTCAACCGAAGACGTAACAGAGCAATGCGTGTGGACATTCGCTGTATCAGCTCATGCTGAAGTGGTGTATGGAAACGGGTATGTCCATGGTGTGGATGCCGGCTCGACGCAAATCACGGCAGCTATCGGTTCGGTGACGGGGACTAGGACGGTGACGGTCGCATGAGTGATGATGTTCTTGAACTAACAGTCACGGAATACGAGTCCACCACTGAGGCGGAGTTTTCGGGTGACGTGTGGGAGTTGACGATCGAGACGGGTCAACGTGGACCCGTTGGTATTGGCGGCGAGGAAATCACTCACGGAGATTTGCCTGGCCGCAACCTGCCCGACCAGCACTCGGCGTCCGCTATAGACGTGGACGGCACCCCGCTCGACACGGTGCTCGACAACGTGCCACTGCTCGACGCCGCCAACGAGTTCACCGACGTTCAGTCGATCGACGTTCAGGTCCCGGTGACCTCCATCGCGGACATCGCCACGACGAAGCCGACGGTCCCCATCCATGTTCACGGCGGCGGCGCCGCGGTCGACCTGTTCGCCATCACGGCATCTACCGGCGAGAGCGTGTTCAAGACCGCGGGTGTCCTCACCGCGGTCATCGGGTTCGACGGTCAACCGACCGGCGACTGGATCATGCTGGCAGTCGGCGCGATGGGGCCGGGGTTCCTGCGGGTCACGTCATCGGACCCCGACCCCGAGCGGCCGCCGTTCATCGGGGACCTGTTCACCGGCACCCCGGAGCCGTTGTCCGTGGGCACACCGACCGCCGACGGCCACGCAGCGACGAAGGCATACGTCGACGCCAACGGTGGTGGCGGAGCGGTCGACTCGGTGAACGGGGAGACCGGTGTGGTGGTGCTCGACGCTGCCGATGTGGGCGCCGCTGCCACCTCGCACACCCACGCGGCCTCCGATGTCACGAGCGGCACCCTCGACATCGCCCGCATCCCCACCGGCACCACCGGCTCCACGGTCCCCTTCGGCAACGACTCCCGGTTCACCGACTCCCGTACCCCGACGGCCCACAAGACCTCGCACGCCACCGGCGGAGGTGACGCCCTCGCCCCCTCCGACATCGGCGCCGCCCCCACCTCCCGCACCGTCACCGCTGGGACCGGGCTCACCGGTGGCGGCGACCTGTCCGCTGACCGCACGTTCGCTGTCTCCTACGGCCTCACCGCATCGACTGTCGTGGAAGGCATCGCCCTGCCCCGCAAGGCGTGGCGGGCGGGCAGCTACTACGCCACCGACGTGCTCCCGTCCAACTCGGGCAACAACATCGCGTCGGGCCAGGTGAAGGCGATGGGGTTCTACAACCCGGTCGCCGGTCGCCCCGCCGACCAGATCGCCATCGACGTTCACACGGGGTCGGCTGGTAGCGGAATCCTCTACATCTGCACCGACGACGGCACCGGCTACCCCGGGACGGTCGTCGCCTCCGGGACGATGAGCACCCCGACGACCAGCACCCGATCAACCACGAGCATCTCGTACACGCTGCCACGAGGGCAGTTGTGGCTCGTCGCCCACGGCACCGGCACCACCTGGGCCGGGCTCGCCCTGTTCGGCCAGTCGTTCTACATGCCCGCGCCGTCGGCGTACTCGGCCAACCCGATCTCCTGCTGGAACGCCACCGGCGCAGGCACCTCCGCTCTGACCTCGTTCCCCGCTGGGGCCACCGCCGCATCGAACGGCGTCCAGATCCTTATCCGCGCTGCCTGATTCCCCCTGCAACACCAACCCCCGAAAGGAACCCCCAATGACTGACCTCTCTGCCTTCGCATCACTGATCCCCGAGCGTGGCCCCGGCGAGGACCAGACGATCACCGTCATCGCTGTCCGCCGCCCCGTGGGCGTTGACGGCCCCCCGGACGTGGAGGCCCTCGACGCTGCCGCTACGGCGCATCTCGACGTGCTCAACGGGTTGTTCGGTGCCGAGAACGTGACGGTCGTGAGCGGTGGCGTCGATTCGACGACCACCACCTACGCGCCGACCGTGCTCAACCCGCCCGCCCCCTGACCCCCGCCCCACCATCCAGGAGCTACCCATGTCCCCGAAGATCACCGACTCGATCGAGCGCCTGTTCTGGACGTTCGTCGCCGCGTTCCTCGGCCAGCTCGTCGGCACCGCCGTCCTGGACCTGGGCGTCTCGGCCATCCAGTCCGCCGCGATCGCCAGTGAGTGCTCGATCGCCGGCGCCCTGCTGACGGAGTGTTACTAGCCGGTGGGGGTTGGTGCCTCGGGGTGGCTGGCGGGCCGGGAGACGGGCACAGGGACGGCGTAGTTACGGGAGTCGGTCAGGACTGCCAGGGTGGCGTCCATCTCGGGACGACCTTCGGGGCTTCTTCTACCTTCGGCACTTCCGAGTCGTATGGAAGGGTCGGTGCGATGACCAGTTCGTAGGTCGCCTCTACCCTCTCACCGCTTGACTCGACCGGTGCCCGATTTTCTGGTTGGGCGTGAAGTGTCGGACTGAAGGTGTTCAAGTCTACTACCATGCCGGGGATTGGGTCTTGGTCTACGACGTGCCCGGTCTTTAGGATGGTACGTCCATCGCCCACCCCAAGCACGAACCATTCCAAGGTCCGCATATCTGCTTTGCGCCGCTTGGCGCCCCAATACATATTCTCGATGTAGCGAACGATGATGGCGTGTTCAAACTGGCTGCCCGGTTCTAGCCCGAGTTGGGAGTTGGGGACGAGGGTGGTGATCGAGTCGTACTGTTTAGCTTTAGTTAGAAACCGGACGACGATACATTGGTTGGACCCCGCAGACTTGACCATCAGATTCCACCTTTGTATCGACCGACCATTATGGATTCATCATGGGTTTCGATCGCCTCAACAAATGAAACCTTCAGCCTGGCGAAAATCGCTCGATCGCCGGCTCTTACTTCCCTCGGCACACACAGGAACACAAGACCACCCACCTTTAACGTCTTCATTCCCTGCATGACAGTTTCCCAATCCCAATCCGCCAGCTTCAGGACAATGGCATCAAACGAATCAGCAGCCACACCATAGGTGAACATGTTTCCACCGTTAATCACCCGAGGCGACACGGACGGCTTAAAGCTGAACACCCAAAAGGGTTGACTGGATGGAATAGGGATAAGGTGAACCGACTCATCGTGGTCATTCGGATCGAAGATATGACCGTGGAAGTCGATCCGCTGAAGGTAGGCCGAGAGGGCTTCTGCTTGGTTTTGGGTAATGGTCATCGTACCCGTTCCCTCCGTCGAGCCTTGGTCTTCGGCTTCTCAGGTAGTGTCTTGTGGCCCTTGCAGAATGGCAGCCCGTTCTGATCTAGCCACACCACATGGTTTCTGCATATCACGTCGGGATACAGCTTGTTTACTTCCACGCATGGACCTTTGCCAATCTCATCCCATGGTGATTGTTCGCCGGTGAGGTATCGGTCCACCTTGTAGAGTTGACTGAGCCACCAGGACTTATTGCCTGGTCGAGCGGGAAGCATGAAAAGAACGAAGCACCCGAGGTTGTTCACGTCATTCGCCCACCAGATCGCCGTTCTGCCGGCCAGGTGATCCATCGGATAATCGAACCCGAGACTAAAGGCTGCCGTATCGTGAGCGAGGATAATCTTCGGGGCGACAGCGGAAATGAGAGCAGGAAGATGGGTCTTGCAGAAGTGCATGACGTTTACCACCATCACATCGTCAAACCCACATACATTCAGCCGACGTAAAGCTTCATTAACTTCCTCGACGTGCGTTAACAGGAGTACGTCACGCTGGGTTACACCAAACTCCAACGCTCCCACACAAAGGGTACATCTACTAATCGACCCCTTCAATAACTGTGCCTTGTCCCGACTCCACTCCATCGGCTTCGGCGCCTGCGTTACCACCTCCGCTCCTAGTTCCTCGATTATCTCCGTCACAAGTCTGGTAGTCATCCACCCACCCCTGTCGCTTTCTGATCGAATCGTTTAACCGCTCAATGTCATGGCGTGTCCTAGCCACTGACCTGACAATTGCCCTGCGTTTGTTGACTTGCTTGCTGGTCGGTTGGCCTTCCTTTCGCAACTGTTTGATTTCGGCCCGAACCTTTTCGAGTGCATGAAGGTCGGTGGCTAGTCGGGATTGTAGAAGACGGACGGCTACCCGTCTATGCCCGAGGCCGTAGCTCACCGCTCACGCCACGAATCTCTTTTAAGACCGAGGCGAGAGGTGCGGTCATACACAAGTTCACGACCATGTATGAGAGCGATGCTTCTACCTACAGACCTTTCTAGTTTTATCATCCCCGAAGGTCGATAGGTCTTCCATTTCCAAACATTACCGGTGTCTGTCATCCGAATATCTCCATGATCTTCTTAGCCTTAACCTTACCCAGCCCTTCCACCTTCATCAGTTCTTCCATGGTGCAAGTCCATTGCCACGGGATGCTGCCGAACTCTTTCAGAATCCGGTCGGCCAGTTCCACCCCCACTCCTGGTAGTCCCATGAGTAAGTGCCTGGCGTATTCGGCGTTCCCCGGCTTACCCCATGGACTCAGCACCGGCTCTCGCTTTATCAGCGACGTGTGCCGGTCCTTAGAGCACCATGCTTCAAACTGCTGGACCCATTCAACCGTTTCATCCAGGTTCTTCGTGTGACAGACCCATATACCCCGTGACTGCGCCGACCACAACACGCCCCGGTACTGCGCTCGGGTCAACCCACGACCGTAGGCATGGTTGACCAACTCGCCTTCGAGGGTAAACTTCGGCTCCCCTTCGATGAGCAGGACAGCTACGTCCAGGTCATTCATCTGCATGAGGTTCTGGCCCAACCTCCCGTCATTCACCGATGAGATGAGATCCTTCAACTCTTTCCGCTGAATACCCACCCACCTGTCACGACTACGGAAGGTGATGTCGGAACCGAACCGGGACTCTAGGCGGGTAGTGACATGGGTGGCGATGGCACGGAGCTTGGGTGGCTCGGTCGGTGAGCAGATCACCTACACGGTCCTGGGGCGGAGTGGGCGGGGTGGC